CAAGCTCGCCGCCAAGCTCGACGTGGAGATCGAGGAGTAATGTCGAAGATCGCCGACATCGCGCAGGCCGTCACCGACGAACTGAACGCCGGGAGCTTCTCGCAGGCCTTCACGGCAGAACGGAAGTACGTGCCCATCTTCGACCTGAAGGACATGTCGGACCTGCACGTGACGGTCGTCCCCAAGGGACGCGAGTTGGAGACGGCTGCCCGGACGATCCCGCAGGAGGACATTCAGATCGACGTGGCCGTCCAGAAGAAGCTCGGCGATGTGGCCACGGAGCCCGAGCAGATCGACGCGCTGCTGACGCTCGTCGAGGAGATCGGGGCGCACTTCGCACGGAAGCCCCTAGCCGGCACGAACGCCCTCTGGCTGCGGACGGAGAACGTCCCGGTCTACGACCCCGAGCACCTGCGGGAGATGCGTCAACTGACGAGTCTCCTGACACTGACCTTCCGCGTGATCGGAGAGTCCTGAGATGGGATATGCGAAGCGACATATCGGCTCGGCCGACGTGATGATCGACGAGACGACCGGCGCGCTGCTGGTCAAGATCGGCGACGCCGAGTTGTCGGTGGATGTGGCGGATGTGGACGTGACCGCAATCGTCAACGGCATCGCCAACGGCAAGACGCAGGCGGACCTGGAAACCGTCCTGCAGTCGATCCTGTCGAAACTCTCGGGCGATCCGGCCACGCAGACGACGCTGGCCGCGGCGCTGTCCGCGATCCAGAGCAACGGCAGCGGGCAGGCGACGGAGGCCACTCTTCAACTCGTCAACGACGCCGTGCAGGAAGCCGTGCCCGAGCACCAGGGCAACGCCCGCACACCCCGGTCGCTCCTGTGCGTGATTGCCGACGCGAGTTCGGATTCGAGTTCGAGCGGTCAGGCTGCGGGCATCGCGACCGTCCTGCTGTCCGAGCAGTCGCGGCCCTACATCCAGGCGAAGGTGCAGGCCGTCAAGCCGACCGAACCCGCCGGCAGCAGCAGTTCGAGTTCCAGCTCCAGCAGCTCGAGCAGTTCCAGCGGCAGTTCCTCGAGCAGCAGTAGCAGCAGTTCGAGCAGCTCCGAGGCCGAGTCCGGCTTCCCGCTGGGCGACGCACTGCCCGGGGCCAACACCGGCAAGATCTATATCTGGGCGAAGACGGATCCGATGAACGCCGCGTGGGTGCTGGACCCCGGCAAGAGCCTGGAGCTTCCCCCGAACGCCGACCTGAATGACTACGGCTTCGCCGTGGAGACCGACGGCGACGGCTGCGTCGTGCTCTACACCGAGGGTGAGGACGCGAGTAGCAGCAGTTCGAGCAGTAGCAGCAGTGCGTAGCGGCAATCCCGCAGCGACAGGAGAACGACATGGCAGTCAGCAAGCGGGCGCAACAGCGCATCACCGACCGGCTCAAGAGGCTGCGCGCCAGGCGCACGGCTCTCCGGGCCGAGTACCGAAAAAAGCTCGATCCGCTCAACGCGGCCATTGCCGACGAGCGGGCCGTGCTGGCCGCGATCACGACGGTGGCTCCCGAGCAGCCCGTCGCGTAGGTAATCCATGCGGAAGCTGATCCTCCACAACCGGCAGTCGCCCGGCGACATCGTGATGCTGACGGCGGCGGTGCGCGACCTCAAACGCGCCCGCCCCGACTGGCAGATCGACGTGCGCACGTCGGCTCCGGAGCTGTGGGAGAACAACCCGCACATCACGCCGCTCCGCGAGAACGAGCCCGGCGTCGAGGTCATCAAGTGCGGCTACCCCCTGATCCACAAGTCCAACCAGCTTCCCTTCCACTTCATTCACGGATTCCGGATGGACCTGGAGGGCAAGCTCGGCATCCCGATCCCGCAGGGGCCGTTCCATGGCGACATTCACCTGTCGGACGAGGAGAAGAGCTGGACGAACCAGGTCGAGGAGGTTTTCGGCCACAAGGGCGACTTCTGGATCATCGTGGCGGGGGGGAAGTTCGACTTCACCGCCAAGTGGTGGTCCCCCGCCTACTACCAGGAGGTCGTGGACGTCCTGGCCGGGAAGGTGCAGTTCGTCCAATGCGGCGAGTCGAAGCACTGGCACCCGCCGCTGGAGAACGTCTTCAGTCTGGTCGGGCAGACGGACCTCCGCCAGTTCGTGCGTCTGATGTACCACGCCGCCGGCGTGATCTGCCCCGTGACGATGGCCATGCACCTGGCGGCTGCGGTGCCGACCAAGCCCGGACACCCCAAGCGAAGGCCCTGTGTTGTGATCGCCGGTGGGCGCGAGCCGACGCACTGGGAGGCCTATCCGGCGCATCAATTCCTCCACACGGTGGGGGTGTTGCCGTGCTGCGAGAAGGGCGGCTGCTGGCGATCCCGCTGCCACAAGATGGGCGACGGCAGCAGGAAGGACCGCAGGAAGCTGTGCGAGCATCCGGTCCCGGCGGGCAAGATCAGCATTCCCCGTTGCATGGACATGATCACGCCGGACGATGTGTGCCGGGCCGTGAATCGCTACCGGAAGGGGGCGGCGATTCGCCGGGGCGAGCGATTCCGCGCCAAGCGTGAGATCGCCTTCGCCCACATGAAGCGGGCAGCGGGGCACCCCGTGATGGACTGGATCGTCTCGCAGGTCGAGGGAGAGACGTTGTTCATGAACAGCGTCGGGAAGCATCCCCTGCGCCGCTCGAAGCGGTCCAGCCGCCTGCCGTCGCTCGGGGATGTCCGCAGACCGCTGTCGGAGTTCCGCGGGCGGGATCTGAGCCTCGTGATCTGTTCGTACGAGGACAATCCGGTTGATGAGGTGATCTTCCAGGAGGCCGATGTCGAGGCCGAGGCGCGGACGCGTGTGGTGCTGATTCGCGACCCCTTCAACCACCTGGCCAGTACCGTGGCGATGGGGCGTCGGAAGAACGACTGGACATTGATCCACAAGCCGAAGGAGACGGGCGAGCCGACGCGAGAGGGCGTCGCCCGCTGGGCCGAGCGGTGGAAGCACTACGCACGGGAGTGCCTGCGGATTGTGGAGCAGCATGACCCCACCGAAGTCGCGATCAACTACAACCGCTGGCTGTCGGACGAAGCCTACCGGGACGAGCTGTTCGGCTGGCTCGCCCTGGACCGGCGGACGGATGCGGCGATGGACGCCGTGCCGCTGCAAGGGGCGGGCAGTTCGTTCGAGCGACGGAAGCTCAACGGCTCCGGAAGGGAGGGCAAGTACCTCCAGCGCTGGCAGACAGTCGCGGACAAGCCGTGGTTCCGCGACGCGTTCAAGGATCGTGAACTGATCGAACTCTCCGAGCAGTTGTTCGGGCCTCTGCCCGGCACGGAGGCTCTGATCGAAGCCGGGAAGGAAACCGTCCATGCCTAATCCGGCACCGCTGATGAACACGTGGGCGCTCGGCATCGTGCGCGAGCATGTCGCCGCGATCGACCCCCGGAGAACGTACTTGGAGATCGGCAGCCGCCACGGCGGTTCCCTGCGCGTCTTCGGCCGCATGATGGAGCCGGGTGCGAGGCTGATCGCCGTGGACCGCCCCAGCCCGCCTCCGCAGGGCAATCAGGGCGAGCGCCTCCTGGCGATGGCCGACGAGCTGCGGCGAGAGGACGGCTACGACGTCAGGGTCATCCTCGGCAGCAGCTACGACCCGACCGTCGCGGAGAAGGTCATCGCTGCCGTGGGAGACCGGATGGTCGACGTGCTGCTGATCGATGGCGACCACTCGATCCACGGCGTCGCGTGCGATGCGTATCACTACGCCCCGCTGGTGAGGCCGGGCGGGGTGGTGATCTTCCACGACTGCGGCGAGTGCGAGAACGACGGGATGGCTCGCAAGCACAGGCCGAGCGTCAACGCCGTGTGGCGTGACCTCGGAGAACACAAGAATACGCTGCTCGTTCAGGGCTTTACCGGCTTCGGCCTGGTGTGGGTGTAAACATGGCCGCACTACTGATCGGACGATACCAGCCGCTCCACGACGGGCACGACGCACTGATCCGCGAGGCGATCCATCGCTACGGGCAGGTGGTGATCGGCCTGCGGGAGACGGAAATCTGCGAGAGCGATCCGCACACCGTCAAGGAGCGACGGGAGATGTTCCGCGAGCGGTATCGCGCCGAGATCGACGCGGGTGCGCTTCGCATCATCAACCTGAAGGCCGACATCACGCACGTCGTCCACGGCCGGGCCGTCGGCTGGGAAGTCGTCGGGATCGACCTGCCGGCGGAGATCGAGGCGATCTCGGCGACAGAGATCCGCAGCAGCAGCGCGTCAAAGGAGGAGCCGGTCTGATGGTCCACTTCATCACGGGCAAATCGGGCGCGGGCAAGACGACGCTGGCCTACCGCATGGCCTACGAGCGGTCCCAGCGCGGCGAGCGGGTGATCGTCCTGGACGGCGCGCGCGTCCGCAAGTGGTTCCCGTCGCCCTTCACCGACGCCGGCCGCAAGCGGAACGTCAAACTGGTGGCGACGTTCGCGGCACTGCTCGAAGAGCAGGGTCTGACGGTGATCGTCGAGCTGTTCGCCCCGACGAAGGACCTCCGCATGACGGCCCGGAAGATGTGGTCGGCCTCGCAGCTGATATATCTGCCTGGTGGGACGCTGTGGAAGGGCACGACGTACGAGGAACCGGGCAAGGAAGAACTCGCAGAGATGTTCCGGGGCGCCTGCCCCGGGGAAGGAGTCGGACAATGAAACGCGCACTACAGTGGATGGCCACGGCCCTGATCCTCACCCTTCCGGCAAACGGCTGCACGACGCAGCCGTCCTGGTGGCCGACCACTCCGAAGCAGGACCTGCTCGCTGCACGGAAGGCGTACGATGCGGCGGGAAGGGCCATTGTGCTCTATCGCACGGCGGGGGCCTTCACGGAATCGCAGGGCAAGGTGATCGACGACACGGCGGACGCCGCGATGGAGATGCTCGCCCGGTGGGAAGCGGCAATCGAACTTGGCCAGCCCACGTCGAGCGTAATCCGCGAGTGGAACCGCATCCTGCTCGAACTCGTTACCAAGCAGATGCAGGGCAGGCAATGGCACGACATCAACGGGAAAGGAGAATCCCCATGACACCGCTGGAAGTCCTTCAATGGCTGTACATCGGCGGCCTGATCGCGGAACCGGCGATGCAGATCATCGACAACTTCATCAACGCCGGGCAAGACCCGAGCGACGAGGAAATGGCAGCAGCGCTGGCTTCCAACGAGGCCACGACAGAGGCCATACATGACGCCGGCCGCCGCGACCGCCCGGACAAGGAGTGACATGGACACACTGCACGACATCCTGAAGCGGCTGAGCAGCCGTAAGTTCCTCACGGCCCTTCTGGTGCAGATCGCCGCATGCGTGGCGATCTTCACGCCGGGCCAGGGCGAGGTCCTGGAGAGCAGCGCGGTCAAGATCGCGGAACTTGTGGTCCTCGTCCTCGCCGCCCTCGGCTACGGCGCGATCGAGGCCTCGGTCGACCGCAGTGGGGCGACGCGGGACGAGAGCCCGTAGGAGCGACCCATGATCGGGGCAGTGACCAAGCGAATGTTCTTCGACGCGCCGAAAGTCGCCCGCGCGGTCGACAAGGCCACACGGCGCGTCCTGAGCCGCTTCGGGGCGTTCGTGCGGACGGCCGCGCGGTCGAGCATCCGGAAGCGCAAGCGGATCAGCCGCCCGGGCGAACCGCCCAGCAGCCACGGCGGCCTGCTGAAGCGGTACATCCTCTTCGGCTACGACCAGGCGCGGCGCTCGGTCGTCATCGGCCCCATGAAGCTCAACCAGAAGGTCGGCAACACCCCGGAGGCACTGGAGCACGGCGGAACGTCCGTCATCGCCTACGGCCTTCGCAGGAATCGCCGCCAGAAGCGCGTGAAGATCCGGCCGCGCCCCTACATGGGCCCGGCCTTCGAACGGGAACAGCCGAAGCTGCCCGCCATGTGGGCCAACTCGGTGCGATAGGAGAACGACGATGCCGGACTACAAACTCGGAATGAACGCGAAGGCGTACTACGGGGCCGAAGGCGCGGCGCTGGCGATTCTGACGGAACTGACCAACGTCAAGGACCTGACGCTCAGCCTGGAAAAGGGCGAGGCGGACGTGACGACCCGCGCCAACAGCGGCTGGCGGGCAACCGCCGGGACGCTGAAGGAGGCCTCGGTGGAGTTCGGCATGGTCTGGAAACCCTCCGACACCGGTTTCCAGGCGATCCGCAACGCCTTTCTCAACGGCACCCCCGTTCGCCTAGCCATCCTGGACGGCGCGAAGGATGCCGTCGGGACGGAAGGCCTGGTCGGCGACTTCGAGATCACGAACTTCAGCCGTGAGGAACCCCTCGAAGAGGCGATCAACGTCCCGGTCACCGCGAAGCTGTCGAACTTCGACCAGTGGCTGGAAGTCGCCTCGTCGTCCAGCAGCTCGGCCTGACCGGCGAGCGGACAGGAGCATACCGCGTGAAGGTGTTCAAGGATAACGAAGCGCGCGAATGGACCGTCACGATTACCGTCGCGACGGTCAAGCGCGTCAAGGCCCTGGCCGGCGTGGACCTGATGACCGTTCTGGACACGGACCTGCTGGGGCGGCTGAGCAGTGACGCCGTGCTGCTGGTCGATACCGTCTACGCCATCTGCAAGCCGCAGATCGACCAGCGGAAGCTGACGGATGAGGACTTCGCCGAGGCGATGGCCGGCATGGCGCTTGCCGACGCCGCCGATGCGTTCCTGGAGGAGATGGTCGAGTTTTTCCCTCCGCCGCGCCGGGAGCTGCTGGCGAAAGCTCTCGGCAAGATGAAGACGGTCGAGAAGATGGCGATCGAGGCGGGTGTGGAGAAGATCGACAACATGGACATCGAGAAGGAAGTCCAGGACGCGATGTCTGGGAGACCGTCTGGCGCCTCGCCGGATTCGTCGGCGTCGATCCCGCCGATCTGACGCTGCGGGAGCTGGCCGAGATGGCCCGCGGCCGTCGTGAGGCGGCGTGGGGCCGTACGAGCAGCCTGATGGCGCTGATCGCCAACCGGCATCGAGGCAAGGGCGAGAAGAAGTACCGCCCGGCGGACTTCAACCCGCTCTGCATGGCCGAGTCGATGATCCCGCCGGAAGAGTCCTGGCGGGCGTTGAAGCAGGAATTCGCACAGAGGAAGGATGCGAGGCCATGAGCACGAAGGGCGTCCGAGCCGGCAAGGCGTACGTGGAGCTGTACGCCGACGACTCCAAGCTCGTCCGCGGCTTCAAGCGCGCCGCGGCCAAGCTTCGCGCCTTCGGCTCGATGGTCTCCGGCATCGGAACGAAGATGGCGGGCCTCGGCCTGGCGGTGTTGGGTCCGATGGCTGCCGCGGCCAGGGTCTTCTCGTCGATGGGCGACGAGGTCGCGAAGATGGCCAAACGCACGGGTCTGAGCGTGGAGGCCATCTCCGAGCTTCGTTATGTCGCCAGCCAGACAGGTACCGAGCTGGGGGCGATGGAGAACGGCCTGCGCCGGATGCAGCGGAGCATCTACGACGCCGGGCGGGGCCTGTCGACGGCGACGGATGCCCTGTCCGACTTGGGCCTGACGTTCAAGGATCTCAACGGGCTGGCCCCGGAGGAGCAATTCCGCAAGCTCGCGGACCGGATCAGCGCCGTCGAGGACCCCACGAAGAAGGCGGCGATCGCCATGAGCTTGTTCGGGCGGTCCACCTGCAGAACCGCAGCACCGTCGGTGTATTCCAGGAACTGTTTGAACGGCTGTACGTTCTGCGACAGCAGGTATTCCACGGGGCAGCCACGAGCGGCAGCAAGCTGAATCGGTCCTATCTGAAAGCGGCCACGGGCTTGCTGATGAAGATCATCCCGGCCATGATCTTGATCATGATTGAGGCCGGGCCGGAAACTGATTGGGGCGAGATATGTTTCCCCCCCGTAGCGTCATAGGGTGCGACCGGATCTGACGCACCGGTGCCATAGCATTTTGTCGGGGACCGCTTGCCCGTGGGACGGACATGGAATGAGGTGATGGTGAACGACCTTCAGGGAATCCTGTCTGAGATTGAAGCCGAATGCGATGGCCGGATCGGGCACCAGAACCTGACGCTCGTGCCACTGGGCGGGAGGCGACATGGACGGATCGACTACATCCTAGCTCAGGAGGCGATAGAGGACGGCAAGCTGGTAGTCGAGGAAGTGGACG